TCGNTACCAAAAGAAAACCAGGTACTACAGCATTTTTTGAGTCTGCACCCTGACTCAGGCTCTACCTTTTCTGAAGTCAATAAAGAGAAGGACGCTCAGGAGGAGCTAGACCATATGGTTGTCGAGGCGGACGCTTTGGTAGCTGCGCGTAAGATGAGTGTGACGGAGATGGAAATGATTGCTCGGGTGCTCCTAGAGATTGACCCTAGTAAGCTGTCTTCTGCTGAGCTCAAGCGCGATATCTTAATCTTAGCTAAGCGATACCCTTCTGACTTCTTGGAAGCGCTAGAAGACCCCTCTTTGGACCTGTACGGTAAGGTGTCATTAATCCTTGACAAAGGTCTTTTGGGTATGCGTAATAACGGACGCGACATCCACTTTAACTTGAAGACCAATAAGAAGCGTATGATGACGGTTCCTTTTGGTGAAGACCCGAAGTCCGCTATCGCGGCCTACTTACAGAGTGATGATGGTATCGAGGTATTGAAGATGCTTGACAAGCAGCTAGAGTGATTTTTTTAAAACCCCTATCTTTGATAAAAATATTGAACTATGTCTGATTATCCTCTACCAAAATTTGTTGTTTTTCAGAAACCTATTTACGTTCATAATGGAACTAGCGATGGGACTACTACATCTGGAAAGCTAATCGATTCAGGGGCGGGTTTCAATCTTGGGGGTTTTTCTCAAGTACGCCCTGGTATGATTATTCAAAATACCACTGATGGTACATCAGGGGTTGTAACGGCTGTGGATGATGGAAGCACTCTTTCTGTTAGCCCTGCCGACTTAGCTCCAACGGCAAAGGGGTATGTTATTTATGAATCACCAACTTCTGCTGGATGGCCTGTAATTAATTCTCCTGTATATGGTACTACCGCTTCTGGAACAACGACTGCTCCAGGAGATACGAATTACCTTACTACTGTTGTTGATTCTAAGTTTGACCATTTTGTATCCGCTGGAGACATCGTAGTCAATATCACCGATGACACTAAAGCTACTGTTGTAAAGGTTATTGATGATAAAAATTTACTTTTGGATACCGCTATTGAAACGGCAAAAGCATTTAGGGTTATTACTCCCACTAAACAATGCGATGAGGCTGCTTTCAATTGTGAAAACATTACTTCTATCACCAAGACTAGTGATTCTTTAATTACTGTTGTAATTCCTGATGTAGAAGCGAATGTAGATAACTACAATATCTATATTGTCCCAAACACTACGTCGGCAGCTACGTTAGAAGCGGAACTACAATCCTTGGTAGACACGGCTAATGCACAGGCTGGAAACAATCCTTTGTATATCCCGCATCCAGTTCAGTATACGAATCTTCTAGTTACTCACATCACTCACTCTTAAACATAAGACTATGGCGACTAATACGAAACTTATCATACCATCTTCTCCATCTGTAGAGGTTGAAGCGGGAACTGTAGGCTATGTTTGCTTACCTCAGTTGGGTGGAACTATCTTTAATTTTCCTCTTAAATTAAATGTAGCGCTCTCAGAGCTGGGCATTGGAATAGAAGAGGTGAGTCCCGCTCAGCTAGCTAAATTTAACTATGCGGGGTGGTATTTACGGCAGGTGGTTGCAGCGTTGGCAAAACCCGCCACGCAGGATAAACACACAGCTTTATCATACCCTCCTAGGGCAAGTGTGTTTGGTATTGTCTAATTGAAAAGGCATTAACGTAATAGAAAAGGGGTCACAAATTGTGGCCCCTTTTTTTGATTTATCTTTGTCAAAAGTGTCCCTATGATAAATTCGGTAAGGAATACAGTATTATCGATACTGAACAAGAATAATTTCGGGTATCTCTCTCCAGCAGATTTTAATCTATATGCCAAGCAGGCACAGCTCGAGATATTTGACCAGTACTTTTACGACTATAACTACCAGATTAATAAGGAGAATATCCGACAGTCAGGAACAGGCTATGCTGATATCACAAGGGGTCTCGAGGAAGTAATCGACACCTTTTCTACGGTAGCTAATTTTACTACCAATACGTTTGCTCTTCCAGCGGATTATTATCTTCTTAACAGGCTTCTCCCTACAGGAAGTAACTACGAGATGGAGCAGGTGTCAAACTCAAAGATTAATCTTCTTCTTTCTTCTTTACTTACATCGCCGTCGTTAAGCTTTCCCGCATACGTTCAAAATGGCAATAACGCCACAGCATATCCAGATACCATTACCTCTGGAACTATTCAATATATTAGATACCCGTTAGAGCCCAACTGGACTTATATTAGTTTAACGGCAGGCGAACCTGTATTCGATGAGACTCAGGCAGACTACCAAGACTTTGAGTTGCCGTCTGATGACGAGCCTCGATTGGTAAATAAGATTTTACAGTACTCAGGGGTGTCAATACGTGAGATGGATGTTGTGAATTATTCACTAGGACAAGAACAGCTAGACGACCAAGCAACCAAGTAATATGGCATACCTAACTCAATACCAATACTATGAGAACGCTGGCGCTTCACCTGAAGACGCGAACTGGGGTTCGTATCAATACGTAAGCTTGCGTGATATCGTAAGCAATTACCAGCTTATGTACAGTGGTAACAATGAGCTGGTTAATGAGAAGTCTCGGTATAAGATTTTGTTTCACGCCAAGCGAGCGATACAGGAGCTTAACTACGATGCGTTCAAAGAGATTAAGGTATTGCAGCTCAACGTATCGGATGACCTTCGGTTTATTCTTCCAAGTGATTACGTAAACTGGGTACGACTATCTATGTTTAAAGACGGGGTTGTATTCCCCTTGACCGAGAATATTCAGGTTACCAGTGCACAGGCTTACCTGCAAGACTCAAACAACCGTATCCTATTTGATGAGACGGGAGCGGCACTGAAGCCAGAGTTCTCACCTATCGATGAGGCTAGGCTCAACAGCACATTAAAGTCTATGTACCTCAACGAAGACAGCCCGTATGATGGATACGAAGGGTGGTGTATCGATGGGATGTGGTATTTTGACTTCCCTGTAGGCGGGGCTTTTTTTGGGCTTAATACAGAGACCGCTAACGCTAACCCTACGTTTCGTATCGACCCAAAATCTGGAGTCATTAATTTTAGTTCGGTGATGTCGGGTGAGAGTTGCATCTTAGAATACGTCAGCGATGGTATGGAGGGTGGAGATGACTCATTGATTACTGTTAACAAGCTGTTTGAAGAATACGTATACGCGTATATCTCTTACTCGCTTCTCAATTCGCATATGGGAACTCAGGAGTATGTAGTAAATCGGTCGAAGAAAAATAAATCTGCTTTACTGCGCAACGCAAAGATTCGTATCAGTAACATACACCCTGGGCGTCTTTTGATGAACTTGCGCGGACAAAATAAGTGGATTAAATAATGGGCAACGTAAAGAGGCACTTTATCAAGGGGCGTATGAACAAGAGCGTGGACGAGCGCCTTGTCCCTAACGGGGAGTATATCAACGCATTAAACGTACGCCTCGGCTCTACGGAAGGGTCTGAGGTGGGCTCGGTAGAAAACTCCAAGGGAAATACTAAACTTACTACATTACAGTACAAGGGCGTTGATTTAAGTACCGCTCAATGCATTGGCTCATTTGAGGATGGTGTCAATGAGACTATCTATTGGTTTATACACGACGGGTCACATAGTACCCCAGTGGATATGATTGTTTCGTACAACACCAATACCGACCTTTTCATATACCACGTAGTTAGCACTAGCGTCCTTAACTTTAACCCTACGTTCCTTATTACTGGCGTCAATAAGGTTGAGGACTTACTGTTCTTTACCGACGACATTAACCCGCCTCGTAAGATTAACGTCACGAGAAGCTATCTCGAGCCAACGGCAGGTCACGTAGACCAGATTACAGAGGATGATATATCGGTCATTAAAAAGCCGCCAAGAAAAGCGCCTACCCTTCAGCTTATCGATGCGCCTGGCGAAGAGAACTACCTAGAGACTAACTTCGTTTCGTTTGCCTATCGATATAAGTATATCGACAATGAGTACAGTGCGTTGTCGCAGTTTACGGATGTGGCATTTGAGAGCAGCCCCTTCAACCTAGACCCCGACACCAACTTTAACGATGGAATGCTTAACCGCTACAACACAGCGGTGGTGGGGGTGAATACGGGTGGTGAAGATGTGGTTGGTATTGATATATGCTTCAAGCTAGGTAATGACTCGGATATTCGGGTTATGCAGAAGTATATCAAGGAAGAGGCGGGTTGGCCTGACGGTATAGTGCAGACGGTTAACTTTACTAATCAGCAGATATATACGTTATTGCCTTCGTCTGAGATATTACGTTTATATGATAACGTACCTCTAGTTGCTCAAGCTCAAACATTTATGGGCAACCGCTTGATGTATGGCAACTATGAGGATGGTTATGATTTAACGACCGCTACGGGGGCTCGTATTGATACAAATTATACGGCTAGATTATTATCTCAAAATCTTTCTGTATCACAAAATAATGGCAGCACGTCCACTGGTGTTAATTACACCATAGATACAGCCTCTACCGTTACCGCCACTGATGCTAATGCTGTAATTGATTTTACAGGTACAGGGTTGTCTTTAGTGGAGGGAGGGGTATTTGGTTTTTCATTTACCGTTACAAGCCAAGGGTTTTCTGGAACGTGGTCACCAAGCTCAACTATTGCCCATCCTACATTTACCGTTTCATTTGTTTTTAATTTACCTCAAAACTACACGACTGTATTTGAGATGGTAAACAGCCCTGATTTTATTGCTCAAATAGGTTCTAATTTATCAGGAAGCTTTCAACCTGTAGGAAGTTGTTCCAGCGGAAGCGCTTTTACCGATATATATAATTGTGCTCTTGTCGCTCCGTCGGGATATACCTTAGTTAACACTGGAATTACCGCAGGGTCTCAAGGTGTGTTTTTGTCAAGCAACTCTGCGACACCAAATGAATTTTCGCTACAAATATTAGCTGCTCAGTACAACAATACCACAACAACAGACAATCAAAACTTTGAGTATTTTAATGTTAGTAACGTAGCGTTTACATATCAAACCGAGTCTAGCAATAAAAGCCTTCACAGTAACAGAGACTATGAGGTAGGGATTGTTTATATGGACAAGTACAAGAGAGCCACCACTACGTTGACTTCTTTTGAGAATACGGTTTTTGTCCCGCCTGTTAATAGCTCTGCTATCAATAGGATTCGAACTACGATACCAATAAATATGACAGCTCCTAGTTGGGCTGACACATATAAGTTTGTATTGAAGCAATCTCGAGGAACCTACGATACGATATACTCTACAACGTATTATTACGACCCTAGCACTACCTCTTATTGGTTTAGGTTGGTTGGTCAAGACCAAGCTTTAGTAGATGTAGGGACTGAACTTATTGTAAAGACAGACGGAAATGGGGCGGTATCTGATGAGTTAAAAGTTACCGTGCTAGACAAAGTTTCTCAGCCCACTAACTTCCTTCATTTACTTCAGAATTCGACTGATATATTAGAGGTACCAGGTCTTTATATTCGGTTACGGGCTCAAGACTTTAGCGTAGACACTTCGGTTCAAAATATATGTTATTCTCAAGTAAAAGCTAAAGCAACCGATAGTACTTCAGTTAGTTTAGGGGCTACTCAAACAGAAAACTACTATCAAGGTCAAGCGATTGTTAATTATCCTCTCTTCGTAAATACTAGCAGTGGCTTTAGCCAAATTCCTGTTCCTTCGGGAAGCGTTGTAAGGGTTAAGATTAAATTCAGAAGGAATAATGTAGGTCTTCTCTGTCCTGGTAATAATGGCGCTGAGTTTTGTAGAGTCACTAAAACCTTTACGGCAAGTCAACCATACTCGAATATTCAAGAATTTTGGGAGGGGGAAGGTTTGAACTCTATCATTCCGTCTTCTATGGATTGCAATGTAAATTGTCAGGATGATTCTGGAGAAAACTCTAATGTGGTACTAGCACCTATTTCAAGCCCCATATCGTCTGGTTCGACATCTACGTTAAGACCTCTTGTTGAGGGGCAAAACCAGATGTTCTTTTATGAAATAAATGACTCTACCGTTTCGTCAGAACGACGTCTTTATTTACGGTGTGTTAATGGGAGTAGAGCTGTAAGTGGTCTTGCTGGAGAGCCTTCTGTAACGACAGTTGAGTTCTGTATACAGGAGCCTGGCAGTCTTGTTGCTTTTGAAACAGTCCCTAATGAAATTGCGGACGGTGTGTTCTTTGAAGGCAGTGAGAACTATGATGTCATAGGTGGATACCACCAAGGTAACGTCACCAACCAAGACGCTACTACAGAGGGCGTGGTGGAGCTTGACTTCTTTAATTGTTACTCATTTGGTAATGGCGTAGAAAGCTATAAAATTGAGGACTCGTCTATCGGTCAGTCGTTCGCTTTGGGTGAACGAACTATACTGGTATCTGCTCAGGACTTTAAGAGAGCAGACCGCTTTGCTGATATCACGTACAGCGGGGTTTATAATGACGAGAGTAACGTAAACAAACTCAACGAGTTTAACCTTGGCTTACTTAACTTTAAGGCTCTAGAAGACATATACGGCCCTATCCAAAAGATGGTGGCCCGAGAAACGGACATCTTGGTTTTGCAGGAAGACCGTATATCATATGTCCTTGCCAACAAGAACGCAGTTACAGATGCTGAGGGTGGCAACATCCTGACCGCAGCTCCGTTAATTTTAGGCCAGCAAGTCGCTCGAGTAGAGGAGTACGGCATCTCGGCTAACCCCGAGAGTTATGCTGAGTTTGGTATGGACAAATACTTTACCGATTCTAAGCGCGGTGCGGTCATTCAGTTACGTGGCTCTAGCTTTAGCAACGAACAGTTATCTGTGATTTCTCAATCGGGTATGCGTGGTTACTTTAGGGATTTATTCAACTCTAAGTTCAACACCCAGAAGCTTGGTGGTTACGACCCATATATGGATGAGTATGTGGTATCATCTAATGAGAATAAACTCCCTGTTGAAACGGCCTGCGTGAATTGCGATATTAGCCA